TCCCGCAGGACAAAACGCTCCGAATCGGTGAGCCGCAGCCGCCTTATCTCTTCTTGCAGCCATGTGTTCCCAGCCGACAGTCTCGCCGTAGCCATGTGCGTGTTGTGAGAACCAGCGGATGCACCAGACGGCTCGGCACCGCCCTGCGTGTTGTCATCGCTCATGTCTCGCCGCTCCTGATCCTTGGCGTTCTGTGGCTACTCTTCGGGCAGTTCTACGCCAAACTCGTGCAGGACGTTTGTGATCCTGAGCACCGTTGTCTCGCCGCAGTTACGAAACTCGCACAGCCGCTCTCGCGTCAGGCTTGCAAGTGACGCCGCATCAACTATGCCGTTGTTTCGCAAGACCGTTTCCGCTCGAACGTCAAGGCGGCTCACGAACCTCTGCCAGTCGATTCGCTCGCATGCTGTCAGCATCGCGTCGGCCTGGAGCCCGGCAGCAGACCGAAGCCTACGCATCTCCTTGTCAATCTTCGCGAGCGACTTCTTCATTTTGAGAAACTCGTCTGCCAAGAGATTCAATCGGTATTTCATCTCTCGGCTTTTGTCGGCGTATTTCGCCATCGCTTCCTCCATTTCAACTCGTCACTCTACGCTCACAGAACCAGCGGATGAAGCGGACGGCGGAGCCGCCGCTTATCCTGCGTGTTCTCTCAATTAACCTTCCTCCTTCGGCTCCGCCATTGGCTGCCAGCGACGCAGCAGGCGGCGTAGCGTCTTGTGTATGGCGACCTGCGATTGCTGCGCCGCAACGGTCGCAGCCCAATCTATCGCCGTGCGCTCCTCGCCTGAAAGCAAGTCGCGTTTGAGTTGCTCAATCTCTGCCCGCTGTTGCTTGACGATGATCCGCAAGGCGGCCTCGTCTCCTTGGAAAAAGTGCATGAATGAGCCTCCCGGTTGCCGCATCGCCTCGCGGCTATGCTCTTGTCGCTCGTTCACTTCTCGCGTCAACTGGGCCGCCTTTTGATATTCAGCCGACCCGTCGTCTTTGATTTCCCATTGAATGCCGTTTTCGTCCTGTGTCATTTTCGCTTTCATGGATGCCTCCAAGAGAGAACCACGCGATGCAGCGGACGGCCCTGCTACGTCATGCGTCATGGTGAGTCCTCCGGTGGCCGCCGTTGATCTTCCGTGTTATCGCCCGTCCGCAACGCCCCGTAGCGATTCAGCCATGAGCCGCACCTCGTCCTTGCTGAACACCGCAAACAACTGGCCCGTCTCAAAGAAGCCGTCGCGCTGCTCGCATCGCAGGTCAATCGGTATGTCGGCCCCTTGCGTCTCGGCGGCGACCAGTTGCTCGTAATGCTCTGCGGAGTTGCCGCATTCAATGTCCCACAGCGGCCAGAACGTGAAGTCGTTCGCGCCGTGTATCGAATCGCCCTTGATGCACAACTCGCCAAACATCTGCGGCTGGTACTTTGCAAAAACCGTTCCATCCGGCATGGCGAGGAAATCCTGAAGTCCAATGATTCTCATGCGATAACCACGCGATGCAGCGGACTCGCGATTCCGCCGTGCGTTGTAGTTTCGTCAGCGGTCGCGAGCCGCTGATCGCTAGCGTTCTCAGCCTAGTCGCTTCAATACTCCACGCAGAGCGCATGCCCGTCTGTAGGCATCCCTAGAGGCAACAAGCGTCATGCTCTCGTATGTTGCCCTGGAAACTGCCCACTCTACGGCCTCGCGTTCGGCGTCGTTGAGCCGCATGTCTTCGCCTTGCCCTGGTTGTGGGCGGATAAATAGCGGAACATGGCTGCTCTTCGGCCACCGTTCATCCGCATCCTTCCATTGCAAAAAACCAATCGGTCTACCGTACTCGTCGGTCCACTGATGCCCGATTGGCTCGCGCTGAGAACCAAGCATTGGAGCAGACCCGGCATCGTCCTGTGTCATTTCAACGTCCTTTCTCGGGCTGCTCAATGCAGCCGTTATGCGTACTGAAGCGGCAACCGTGGCGACCGCCGCCACCGCTCGACCGCATCCGTCACCATCCCGCTGCCAGGAAACATATCCACGAACTCGTCCTGCGGCTCGACGTTGAGTAGGTCGAGCAGCCAGAGCGTGAACCCTTCCGGCTTTGCCCCTGGGCATCCCTTCTTCAGCGTGATGCACTCCGACACCCAATCCCGCACGGTCGGCATCGTTCGCGGTCGCGGCCTGCCGCCCCGAAAGATCACCGGCTCCCATGCGTACGCCACCGTCACGTTCGGCTTGAACACCGCGAACGGCTTGACCCATGCCGCCACTCGGCAGTCCTCGGGGCACATCGGCAGGATTGTCCGCAGGCTCGGCGTGTGCAGGCTCATGGCCCAGCCGTCTGGGTATTCGTCGCAGAGCTGCTCCACGAGCCGACGATGCCGCTCGGGATCGTCCCAATCTGCGGCCTCGTCGTGCCGGTCGCCGTAGAGCTTCTGGCCGCAGCCAAGGTAGGGCGGGTCTGCGTAGCAAAACCGCATAACCACACGATGGAGCAGGCCAGCGTCGGCCGGTTGCGTGATCGCGTCGTCGGTTGGCTGCTGGCTGCTCATCTTCCGTGTTCTGTGGCTATTCCGGTCGCAAGCCCCACGCTTCACGCGCAAGGCGAAGTGCCTCTTGATGATTGGTGGTCGGCAGCATTTTGACATCCTCCCGAAATGCTGTGGCGTACCCCATCGCCCCCTGGTAGGCGACACACTTCTTGCCGTCGCTATTGAAGAAAACCCTGACGTGTCGGCCAAATCCGCCAGCCCGCGTGCATACAAAGATGCGATCCTCGCCCGCCACAGAACCAGCGGATGCAAGAGACGGCTCGTTGGTGTCGTTTGGTGTGGTCACGTCTGATCCTCGCCGCTCCTGATCCTGCGTGTTCTGTGGCTACTTGCCGTCCGTTGGTGGCTCAAACGACATCGCCGTTGGCGGCGGGCCGTCCTTGCGGTGCGTCGGCTTTGTCGGCGTCCAGTCCAGTTCCTTGAACGCCCACCCTTCGACGGCCGCCTGCTTCCATGTCTCGTCCATCTGCTGTGCCATTGCAATCTGCAACGCCTGCGCCCAAGAGATTGAGACTGAGCATGGCGGCAGCGTTGAAGGCCACATCACAGAGTCATCGTCGCACATCTTTCACCTCGTTTCCCTACGCTCACAGAACCACGCGATGCAGCGGACCCGCGATGCCGTCTGCCGGTATGGTAAGTCAGCGGTCGCGGGCCGCTGATCGCTGGCGTTCTGTGGACTACTTGCTCGCCTTTTTCTTCACGCACCGCAGCAACGCCTTGAGCCAGTGTGCGTCTCGCTCGGATAGCAGTTGCGGGCCTTTCAACGGGAACGCCTCCATCTTGTGAGCGTGCTGCTCCACACGCTTGATGGCGTGCTTCAATGCAGACACCACGTAGTATCGCTCGTCGTCGTCCAGCGTGACCTTCATCGCTCGCCCTCCGCCTGCCGCCCAAGCATCCCACGCAACGTGTCGCAGTCCTGGTCGATGGCGGCGGCGGTCCATGACCTGCTGTGCATTTCGGCAGCGCGGGCCTGCTGCGAGTCAACTGCTCGCTCGATCGCCTCCCGCTCCGCGTCGGTGAGCGTGGCATCCATCGTCACCGTGACCGCGCCGTCACACACCGATAGCGTGGCGTCCTGCTCCGCAAGTCGGCGGATGGCATCCCTGAGCCGCTCGATCTCGTCCGCCGCCTCCGCGAGCAGCTCCGAGCGGTCGAGCGCGCGGCACGCCCGGACACTCTCGCGGAGACGACAGACGATATCGGGGGTGCTCATCGGTAGCGGATCACCGCGATCCAGCGGCCACGCAGCGGCGACCACGCGACGCCCTCGTCCACGATCTGCCGCTTGCCGTAGTAACACGAGTTTCTGCGAGCCTGGTCAGGGGTGGAGCCCATACCTATCCCCTCGTACTGGCCGCACGACGAGTGGTAGAACGCGCCGCGCCGGGCCAGATACACCGCGTGGTCCTGGGCCGTGACGACCGTCACCGGCCGCCGGCTGACGATCACGTCCTGGGCCACAGCCGACGACGCAAACAACACGACGAGAAGCGTAAGAAAACGCATCATGGGATCCTTTCGTGCAGGTGGGATCGAACCGCCCGCAGTTTGCCCGCTGGTGAACATGCGTCAACCCCGGTTCAGTTGCCCATCTTCTCAGCGATCGCCGCGCGTCGGGCCGCCATCTCCGCCGCGGAGATCACCCGGCGCACCGGCTTCGGCGCCGACTCTGCCCCGACCGCCGAGATCCCCACTACGCTGGCCGCCACCGCGGCGCCTACCACGCCATCGAGCCAGTGGTTATCCCTGCCGGGGATCGCTTGCCACTCGTCGACAGTTCTCCCGGTCGCTTTGTTCTCAACGCGGGTCGGGTACTCACTCGCGATGTGATCGAACAGCATCTCGTGGCGGCCGGCGTGGAACGTGAACGCCATCGGGTCGGCGGCGCCCAGCTTCATCCGGCCGATCACGAGCGACTTCCAGTAGTTCGTGTCGAAGAGAATGTGGCGACCCTTCTTGATCGTCGAGGTCCGCCAGTGGGCTCCCACCCGCTCGCCCTTCTCCGGCTTGGCGTCCGACATCGTCCGCCGGCTGGCCCCAACGTAGCGACCATGGGATGGCATGATCCTGGTGCCGTGCCGGGACCGGCGGGCGAAGTCGCGCGTCACGTCGGCGGTCTGCGCCCAGTTGGCGTCCACCAGCATCAGCGCCACGCGGTGGACCGCGCCGGAGTCTTCGGACTGGTACTCCCGGTCGAGCAGGTTCGCCGCCACGGCCTCGAGCCCCTGGTGCATCGCGTCCGCCAGCGGCGCGTTGGCCGCCGCCATACGCAGCGTCTTCTCCACGTCGCGAAGTGCGAAATACTGCCGGTGCTGATCCGGGTAGGTGCCGTAGCCGATGACGTGCCCGCGGAGCTGCGGCCCCCACGCGGCCACGAGCCAGTAGAGACACGCTTCCTGCACGTCCACAAACGCGGTCAGCGTGCTGCAGCCGGCCGGGACGATCCACTGCGGCACGTTGATCGCGTGGGCCGCCAGGTCCGCCGGCCGGACAGCGTCGGTCCTTGTCTCGTCGGCCAGCGGCTCCTGCTGGTACTCGCTGGCGAAAACTTCGGGGCCATCATCGATCAGGGCGTTGTAGAAGTGCTGGACCGCCGACATCTCCTGGTCGCGGTCGTAGCAGTGCTCCCAATACACTTCGCAGCCCTCGTCCATCGCGGCGCGGTTGGCCCGGTAGAACTCGGTGGCCTCGCGCCACGCCCGCAGTTGGTCGCCATCGACGTCCTTGTCGTAGGTCTGGCGGAGCCGCTTGTACTCTCCCATCCACAGATCGTCGTGCCGCTTCGACCACGCTCGAACAGCCTTCACCCGGACGCCCTGCCACGCTGGGTCAGAGAGCAGTTGGTCGATCACGTCGTCCCGCTGGATGACTGTGGCGTTGCACACCACCGCGAGCGTTTTGCCATGGCCGCCAAGTTTGAGAATGTTTTTCTTGATGATGGCGAGCCGCTTCGCGACCTGCACCGCAGAAGCCGCCGACTCGTCGGTCTGGATATCGTCCAGGATCACGAGATCGGGGCGGGCCTGCACGCCATCGGCACGCTTGTAGCGCAGACCGCGGGATGATGCCATCAACCCATGGCAGGAGACGATCGCGCCGCTGGCCTTGCTGCCCGGGAGAGTCGGCAGCACGATCGTGTCGGCGGTCCACTCAATGTGGGTACTCTCGCCCTGGTACGACTGCCCCGCGCACCGCTGCGGCTTGCCCTCCAACGCCCGGATCGCGTGGCACACTTCGGGGTAGTCGTCGTAGAGCAGGTCGTTTTCGGTCAGCTCCATCTTGATCGAGTCGATCGACATTTGGGCCTTGGTCGACTCGCTGCCGAACACCGCCACGAACGAGCGCCGCCCGGTGATCGCGCACCAGATCGCGAAGACTTCGGACCTGGTCGTCTTGCCGGATCCGCGCGGCAGGGCTTCGATCGACCGGCCGCCATTCTCGGCGGCGTCCTGACATCGCGCGTTGCCGCGTTGGTGGTCCGGCGAGAAAGGCCAGTGGCCGGTACTGTGGGGGAAGTATGCAACTGCGAAATACTCGAACGACTCTTCGCCCTGGCGGCGCCGGTCGGGATCCTTGACCGCCGGGATCTCGCCGATGTCGGCGCCGCGGCGCGTCCGCTCGCGCGTTCGCTCGATGTCCTGCAGCCGCTTGCGCTCTGCGGCGGCGGTGGGGTCTGAAGACTTGGGTCTACCCATCACGCCCCCCATGCCGCACGTACCAGTGGGCCAGGAGCGCCGCGTCCGCCCGACCATCGTCCCTGACCCGCGAGAACGTCTCCGCGTGCCGCGGCCACAGCCGGCACGCCGCGGCCCGGTGTGCGCCCTTGTCGCGGCTGACGCCCAACGCCTTGGTCCAGACCTGGGGCCGCACCAGTTCGCAGGGCAGCCCCATGCCGGAGACCACGCCCTCGACCACGCCGAACGACCGGCCGAACGAGAACGCCGACGTGGCCCCGGTGCCCTGCACGCCCTGGACGTGCTCGAGCACGACCATGGAGATGAAGTCCCGGCGGCGCAGCAGGATCGAGAGCCCCACCGGGCAGACGCGGCGCTTGCCCCGGATCTCGATCACCGGCATATCGTGGCACTCCACCACGTCGCCGGCGACGAACGCCACCGCGCCGCCGATCCCGGGGTCGATGCCGACTATCGTTGACATGCTGCAGACCTCCAAAAGCGAACCGCCCATTGACACTGGGCACACGCAGTCTTCGTCCATGTCGCAGTCAATGTCATGGGTTTGCATTTTCAAAAAGCGGCAACCGCTCTTGCTCTAAAAGACGTTTTTCTGCCCACGCGAAAACATCGCGGTCGATCTCGGTGGCGACGCAGTTCATGCCCGACCTGGCTGCCGCCAGAAGTGACGACCCTCCGCCCATGAATGGGTCGAGAAGCAGGCCATCTTTGCGAGACACTCCAGCAACGAGTGAAGACACCCACTCGTCAGGTTTTGTGTGCGGAGGCTTTTTGCTAGCCCCGGCAGCGCCGCCGTTGGATTGCCACCGAAGTGATTTCCGAAAAAGGTCGCTTAGTCTGCGCCCATCAAGTGGCGTGTATGAGGTGCTCGGGTGGTTCTTCTCCGGCGGTCTTTCTCCGTAGATCGCCGCATCCCTGTTGAACCCAGGATCCCCGTACATCATGCAGAACTTGCAGCCATTCAGCGGCGCGCGAGGCGACGACGACCACGTCTGCATCGTGTCCCACACGAAGATCCACCACGGCGCACCGAACCTGCCGATCGCAGTTGACGCATACTTGCCATCGCAGAACACCAGGGCGTTGCGAAAAGCAGGAAGATCCATCTTCCAAGCGCTCTGATTATCCCACGGCGGGTCAAACACAAGCACGTCGCACGATGACGGCCAAGAAAACGTCATCGCGTCCGCCAAGTGTGCGACACCGTCAACGTAGGTGAACGAAGTCGATTCGGTGGAAGCGCAAGGCGTCCATGCGATTCGCTTTCTCCTCACTTCAGCGAACCCTCCACGATCCTGATGGTCCGGGCGGCGCCATCGACCCATTCGATGACCCCATCCCGCCGCAGCCGCGTCATCATCTGCTGGACGTTGTTGAGCCCGGTGCCCAGCGAGTCGGCCAGCTCCCGCCGGGTGGGTGGGTAGCCCTTGGCGTGGGTCAGCCGGTCGATCTCCGCGAGCAGGGCGAGCTGCTCGGCGGTCGTGCCGCGCGACTCGGCGGCGGCGATCCGGGCGCGCGAGGTGCGGTGGGTCATGCGGCGCCCCCGGCCCGCTTGACCTTCACCGCGAGATACTCGGCCCGGCGGCGCGCGACCTCCGGGTCTTCGGCGGCCCGCTGCCAGTCGGCCGCGGCCTGGGCCGCGGAGCAGGTTCCGGTTGGACGCTTGCCCACTTCGCGGTGTGTGCCACCCCGGTCCTGGCAGGTGCTCAGCCAACTCGTCGTCAGCCACTTCCGCCAGTTCGACTTCTTGGCCTTCTTGGGGTTGGCCTTCAGCCACAGGGTGGCCCTCGACAACTCCACCGGGATGTCGGCCGCCGGGTAGGCCGCGGCCCATTCGGCGAGGTCCGCGTCGCTGATGCCCTCCCACCCTGCGTCAGCAGACCACCGGATGGACGAGGTCGGCTCGGAGCCGGCCCGCGGAGCGGGACTGCTCGGAGCAGAAGAGGAAAAGGGAAGAGGGAAAGAGGAAGAAGGAAGAAGGAAAGAGGCGCAAATCGACGGGAAGTTTCCCGGCTCGTGCGTGGGATTTCCCGGTTTTTCGTTTTCCACGGGAAAAACAGCACTTTCGGGTGGCGGCGGCAGTCCCTCGCTCCTTTCGTCCGGGTGGCACCGCTGGTGCTCCCTGAACTTGGGTATTTCGAGCACTTTCACGGCGCCCGATTCGTAGGCTCGGACGAAGCCTCGGTCGGCGAGCTGCTGCAGCAGGCCCGCCAGGTCGCAGTTTTCGTATGGGAACAACTCGGCCTTGATCCGCAGCGGGCGGTTCTCGAGCCGGCCGTCCCGGTCGGCGAGGGTCCACAGGCCGATGAACAACAGACGAGCCATCGGCTCGCACTCGGCCAGGTGCTCGTTTTTGTAGAACGACGGCTTGATGCTACGGGCGCGTGCCATGCCGGATTCCTTTCCATTCCGCCCCGCCGCGTCGAAGCGGCGCCGTGCCTATCACGAGGGCGGCGTCGGTCACTTTGCGGCCGGCAGCGGCTTATCTGCGTGATACGCCAGGTTCGTCTGGCTGTTGCTGCGCCAGGCGTTCCATGCGTGTACGCACCTCGCGTACATTTCCGGGTTCCCCGACCTCCGGCCGACGCTGGTTTCAAGCAACCACCGCGACAGCATCCTGTCTGGCGTCTTGTTGTGATCGCCAGTCTCGTCTCGCACCGCAGACCAGAACTCCATGGCGGCCGATCGAGACTTTTTCCACGTTGCGTACATCGCCCACACAACAGGTCCGCGACGAAGTCGCTTCGTGCTTGATGAACTTCCTACGACTTCGTAGACAAACCTAAGAAACAACTTGACCTCTGAATCGAACAGACACTCCGCCCGCTCGGTCGGAGGGTACTTGTCGTACACGTTCTTCCACTTCCACATCGAGACACCCGTCACCCCCAGGTTGACGATCTTTATGGGCAGGTCGCACAACTCATCGTCGATGCCGGCAAACGACTTGTTGATGTCGCTCGCTGTACGCATCTGCATGCGAGTGTCGAACGTGCCATAAAGCTCTGCCACGTCGCGCAAGGTCTCGCAGTGGTACTCCTCAACGATCGCCGTGACGTACTCAGGGATCGTTTCAAGCTGCGAAAACGCCGTGCTGGTGTGCTTGCCGTTTACGCGATAGGTCTCGTTGGTCTCTAGGCAGACAGCCTTGGCCCACTGGACGGGACGCATCATTCCCTTTGCCGCCATCGTCTTATATGCCTCAACCCGATTCACCGACAGAACGCGGTCGTTTCTGACCTGCTCCATGGTGGCCCACGCCTCTGCCATCTTCTTTGTCACACGGTGCGCACGCGGCGTTCCGATTAGCTCGAAGCCCATATCTCTATTCCTTTCTTTTGGAGAAAACTCAACCAACGAACTCTGACAAACGCTTGATGACTGCCTTTAGTTCCTTGGCGCGGTTTGGGCACCGCTCCATGAACTCACGGGCATAGTGCTCGATCGCCTCCAAACACTTAGTCGGACTAAGCGCTTTGAAGTCGGTTTTGGCCTTGACCGTGCCACGCGGCTTCTTGGCCGTGGCGGCCCGCACGGCCCTTACTGCCTTCTCTACATCCTCATCGGATGGCTTTTCGGGAAGCCCCTTTGCGGCAGTAACAACACTCGCCTCGGTCGCCTTCACCTTGCCGGCGGCGATTTCCTTCTCAATGCCGAGCGTGGCGGCGGCTTCTTGGAACTTGCCGGCACGGCGGACAGTTTTTTCGTCAACGCCGTGTTCCTTGGCCAGCTTCGCGGATGTGCGCTCCGAGCTTGGGGCATTTTGCCCCTTGCTCGCACCGGCCTCTGCCATCGTCTTCTTCGCCCGGTTGTATCGCCGCCCCAGCAGCAGCTTGTAATCCTGCTTCGACAGGTTGCGGCGGCCTAGTTGGTTCCGGTCGATCCAGTCGGCGGCCTCGTCGCGTGTGTCGAACTCTAGGGGTTCGACTTCGTACGGCAGCCCGAGCCGCTCGCAGATTTCATAGCGGTTGTGCCCGTCAAGAAGAATGTCCTTGTCGCTATTTCTCCAGACAACAAGCGGGTCGCGAGCGCCGCCGTGCTCAACAATGTTCTGCTCAAGCTGGTGCCGCTCCTCGTCTGAAAGAGCAGGAATGTATCCGGCAAAAACATGGTCGATTGTGATGCCGCTGACTTTCTTCATTGCCCGCACCTCCGATACTCGCACTCCCCTGCAGCCACCTCGCGCCCCGTCCACTCGATCCGCCCACGCTCCCGCAGCTCATGCAGCCGCCTCGACACCTGGGCCACCGTCAGCCCGGCCCGCCGGGCGATCTCGGTCTGCCCGGCAGGCCCGGCCGCGAGCGCCGCCAGGATCGCGTCCCGGTGACCGCCGGCGGACTTCTCGGCCCGCTTTGCCGCCGCGTGCGACGTTGGCGGGTCGGCGGGCCGGGCTCGCAGGTGGGCGAACAACGGGCCGGTGTCGCATGGGGGGATGTAGTGGTCGTTGCTCACTTTCTCGGCTCCAGCAACGACGACGCCTCCGCCAGAAACGTGCCCACGATCGCCAGCCGATCGCGGAGCGAGTCCCGCTCCTGCCGCAGTTCGTTCGCGACCGCCACCGCCGCATCCCTGGCCGCGGTCATGTCGGCCAGTTCGTCGCGGAGTTCGCCGAACCGCCGATCGCGCGCCCGAAGTCCATCTGTCAGCCACAGCAAATGACTCATCGCTCACCTCCTTGGGTTTCGGTCCCGGTCTGCTCAGTGGCCTCGCGGCGCTCGTTCGCGAGCACCTGGGCCTCGATCGTGTAGGTCAGCCCGCGCACGACCCTGGCGAGGCTCGCGAACACCAGGTTGTTTGGCGGTTGCATGAACCGACCCGCCCAGTCGAGGTACAGCAGCGCGTCGGCGACGGTCTCGATCACGTACCTGGAGTCGCCTTCTTCGCTCATCACCACCTCCATGCGTGTGCGGCGCGGCGTAACGTGCCGCAGACGGTCGGGGTCACGAGCATTTGGCTGGAGAACGCCGCCCGCCCCCGGCTGCGGAGTTACGTTGCGACCCCCGCGTGCGCTCTCCCCGGGGCTGATGAAAGCGGCCCCTCCTGGGCCGGGAGCGGCCGCCTGATGGACTCCGCGAGCTGGTCAAGGTTGCGGCGCAGGTGGTCGATGTGCCGGATCGCGGCCAGGTCGGCTTCGCGCTGCGAGTAGTGCCACTCGTCTGTCTGCTTGGTCATGTATCTGCCGCCGAACATTCGGACGAATGGCGTGTCTTCGACGACGACGCGATCACCGGAGTCGCGTTGCAGCGAGAACTCGCCGCCGTAGTAGTGCAGCAGGGTGCGGTAGACAGTTGCCATCGTGGTGCTCCTTCAAAAAGGCAAGTCGTCTGCGGGGGCGTTCGTTGCCGCGTCGGCTTTTTGCGTCGGCGTGCGGTTTGCCGGCGGAT